GTAAAGGATGACCCGCCACCGCCGCCATTGTTATCAGTACCGCCACCACCGTAATAGCCACCACCACCACCAGACCCCCCGTTATTAGGGCTAGAAGTTGAGCCATTCCCCCCGGCATTAAGTGACCCGCCAGTAGCGTTTCCACCGCTTGCGTTACCAATAGCACCACCCACAGACTGATTACCACCGCCACCACCACTAAAACCGCCACCAACACCACCACTAGAACCACCACCAACACCACCAGCGCCGCTAAACCCACTACCACCACCACCTGCGCCAGCAGTTAGCAATTCTGTAGCCGATCGCCGAATACCAGACCTTCCACCCCCCGCTCCCCATGTTGAAGAGCCAGACTGTCGACTTGGTGCGCCTCCTCCTCCAAAAGCATTCGGCCCAATAGCGGCTTGACTTGTAGCCCAAGCATCACCACCTTGACCCACGATCATAGTTAAAGTTTCACCGGGGGTAGTTGTGAAAGTGGCTTGAACAAATCCAGAACCACCGCCAACACCACCACTACCACCACCACCACCACCAGCCCAGATTAAGGCAGTAGCGGTAGTAACTCCGCCGGGAACTACCCAGTCCTGATTTGCCCCTGTGTATGCAAAAACCGCACTACCAGAAGCTACAAACCCCCCGGCTGCAAATCCTACATTCCGCCAGTTCCCTGCTGAATAGATGAGATTGCCTCTGAGATTTTGGGCAAGGGTAGCATTATGGGCATCGGTTCCCGTAGCAGAAATAGTAATAGTCCCAGATGTTTGGGCGTTAAGGAATGCGATAAATGTACCTTCTGGGGGTGCGATCGGTAGGGTGACTGTACAAGCTGATCTAAAGAAATGGTAACGGTTTGCTAGGGCAGCAAAAGTCCCCCCAACTACGGTAATTAATTGGGATGTGTTTTCTAGTGTGTAACTGAATGCTGTCCCGGCATTATTGACTCTAGCAAATTGACCCCCGGCTGCGGCGATCGAAGGCAATATCCCTGCTAGAGAATTGGGGGTGATTGCTTTGTTGGAGATCGTTAACGCTCTGGTTTCTACTTGAGTTGCAATCTGGATTATTCCGGGAACCGTATCCGTAGCGGCGGGGCTGGTGACTGTATCGACTTTTGCTTGCAGAGCAGCCGGGGTAATTGATTTAGTTGAATTAGTCCCGGTTAGAGCTTCGGCATTAGTGGCTAGAATCACGGTTCCTGCCGTGGTGGTGGTCGCTGCTCCAAGAGAGGGGATAGCGTTTATTTTGGCTTGGAGAGCAGATGAAGTGATTGCTTTGTTTGAATCAGTCCCGGTAATCGCCTCCCCATTCGTAGCAAGAATCACGGTTCCTGATGTGGTGGTTGTAGCCCCGGTGGTGATCGATGTAGCGGTAGTGCTGACAGTTAAACCCGTCCTCACATCTATCCAGTTTGTACCGTCCGAGATAACTAGAGAACCAGCCCCGGCGTTGGCATTCGTAGCAAAGAAAATTTTCCGTACATTAGCAACGGCGGGGGGTAGGGATGCGATCGTAAAGTTGGGGACTCTGAAACTGGTATTTGTCAGGTCAAGCCCGGCTGCATCTAGAACATCTTTTAAGAATCTAGTCCGGGCTGCCAGTTGGGTAGGTTGCAAATTAGAAATTCCTGATCCGCCCACCCCGGCATCAACTGGGTCGGTGCGTTCGAGTTGATAAATGCCTACCGGGAATGTGCTGGTTTCAATGAGATTCGCCATATAAAATCCTAAAAGTTAGTTAAAACAAAATAATCAAACCACCGCCGTTAACTGAATAATCCAAGTCCCCCTGAGTGTGAGCGCGGCTGTTTTCTGCAAGATGTCTCTAGTTTTCCTTGCAAAGAGTAATCCGTTCTCGGTCATCAGCCCAAATTCCCGGATGTCTTTCCCGATCGCCTCCCCCGACCCTAGTTCCCAATTAATCTCTAACCGACCGTTACCTTCTTGAGCGATCGACTCTGGCAACTTCAGAAAGGGATTAGTAAGGGCGGTGGTGGTTGGCAAAGTCGGATCGCCATTAGTCCCAAATCCGATCATGGCGATCGACCGCTCAAAAGTTATCCCCCGCAGTAGATCGGCGATCGTATTTAGTCCAGAGTTGACCACCAGATTTTGACTAACTTCTCTAAAGATTAGGGAATTACCTTGATAAATATCCAGATTGAAAACTCCTGAAAACCCGATCGACTGCGGCAGATCCATTAAAAAACCTCAATAATTTTAAGGCTACTTAGAGCGGCGGGGTTTTTCCGCTTGATCAAGATCAGAAAATCTATAGGGTTTCGATCGCATCTTCGATAAATCCATCGTAGAAAAATCTGCCGTTATGCATCACGAACGGACGGGAATTATAAATTTCTACCCCATTGTGCAAAAACCGCCCATCATAGACATTTGCTGCCATGGGGTCGTATAGAAGATTATCGGTCAGGGATAATTCCAACACATCGGAAATATTTATGTTGGCTGCGGGGGTGGTGTTGAAGAAAATGTCTAGCAGGTGCGATCGGGCATTTTTCCACTCCTCTATCAGTTTTGAAATTAACTCTATGTTTGCAGACGTTAATTCCTTGTCTCCGATATTTAGATCAACCTCGAAAGAATATGGCAAGCGGCTGCCAGAACCCAACCCATCATAATTAAATCGTCCGTTATATAGGAATCCAAATTGGTTCTCTCCATAGGTTTGGGAACCGTTATGGATAACCCGATCGTCATAATCAAAGACTGAATCAACTAAACCCTGCCCATCATGGAATAGGTAATTATTTAATCCAAGAGCCACGATCGAACCATCGTAATTAAATAGCCCATCATATCTAAAAACTCTAACCGGGTTCTCGATGACCACCGCCGCTAGAAATCCTACAGCCCGAAGCGATCGTTCAATGGAGTAGGGAGTCCCGGCGTGTTTGTGTAATTCGATCGCCAGCTTTAATAGTTCTCTTTTTTGGGATTCAGAATCAGCCAAGAGCCAACCCCTGTAACCCATGACATTTAGCTCCTCTGCTAGATGGGGTAAAACAGAACTATGCACATTATCAAAATCCCAGACCTCAAGAATGCCAAGATCGATCGCATCTAGCTCCCCTAGAATTGATTGCAGAAAGGCTCTAAATCTCTCATCATTAATAGCCGGGGGTAGCGGAAAATTAACCATTCTGGACTCCGATGAGATTGATAGTTATGTTGGTACAGTTGGCCCACTGAGAATTATCTAGAAGCTGATAACCCGGATCATTCAAAAGCACGGAATACACGCCGGGCAGGGATAGTGTTGCCACGATCTGACTGGGGACGATATCTTGCCCTAGGTTCGATCGCAAAACTTGAACAAATTTCTGTGCTGCCAGATTTATTAATGGTTCGAGACTTGCTGCATCTGCCCCAGCTAAAAATGTAATTTCAGCATTGATAACAAAATTTGCCGGGGTCGGGGCTAGAACAGAAACATCATCTGTGAGGGGTCGGATGAGTTTGTTATTCAGAGCCTCGAAAACTTTTTGTAGGGTTTCGTTACTGGGTATTCCCGTGGCTGTGAGGACATAAATAAATACCTTGCCATTGAAAGCGGGTGAAGTAACAGACACATCAATAATCGAAGGATCGGCGGTCATGGCATGGAATCTGTAAGCTCCGATCGGCCCTGCAACCGAGAAAGAATTAGGAGCTAGTTTGATTCTGGTTCTTAGTCGATCGTCATTTTCGATATCAGCACCGCCGCTCGAAATACTTAAATTTGTCACGGTTTGGACAAAGGCGATCGTGGCAGGAATTTTATTGATTTGGGCGATCGCAAAATTATTCCCGGCTAGACCAGCAACTTTAGATTCAGCGATCGCCGTCCCGAATAATAGCCCCGCCGGGATGACTAGATCGGCGATCGTGGCAAACTCAATAGGGGAGCCGTCAATTCCTGCCCTAGTGCCTAAAGGAATTAGCAGATCGAAACCAAGGACGTTAGTTAGATTAAATCGTAAAGTGGTACGAGCAAAAGCGGCGGGTAATCGAGAAACACCCAACCGCACCCCTAGATGATCTAATCGTGTGTCTGTGGAATAGTTCACCAAATTTTGCTCCCCCACTGATTGCACTTCGACTTTATGCAGCGTTAGCACGTAGGCTAAAACATTTATAAATAGTTTTTCTGGCTGCCCCGGTAATAATGGTTTTCCGGTAATTTGTTCCCACAGGCTTTCCAATCTGGTTTCAATTACCTTTGGATCTGTGGCAATGAAAAACGGGCGGGGTAAGGTGGTGGTCATATATTTTAATTAAAAATTTATATTGGTTCGAGCTGAAAATTTAAGATTATTTTTTAAGCGCCACTCTGCCGTCATTGTTAGTTGAGATATTTCTGGATAGCTGACAAGGATATTATCTAAAACGACTCTTGGTTCCCATCTCCCGATCGCTTGGTAGCTTTCTCTAATTACATGGGGTCGGGCGGATGGGATGGGATAGTCTAGGTAGTCGGATAAATTAGAGGCAAATTCTGGGCGGTGAATATCCTGCCGTCTGCGGGTGAGCAAAATTATTCTGATTGCTTGGTGAATGTCATTCTCATCGATCACAATCTCGCCGATCGACCCCACTTTTTGCGACCACCATAAGGGCAAAATTCCCGACTGTTTCTGGAGTTTTTCACTCCACCAAGAATCCAAGACTTCTAAATCAGTCGGCATAAACATCCCCGCTGCCCGTGGCGTTAGAACTTCCACAAGCGATCGAATCCCCAATCCTTGCTAACGCTCTATTATTTACAAAAACCGTAGGGCTGCCAGTGGCTTGGCTGCTTGCATGAGTTTCTGGAATCTCGATACAAGTATGGGCTGCCCATCCGTCTCCAACTCTGTGAGCGCCTAAACCATTTACAAAGACATCTGTAGAAGCGGATGAGTTTGCCCTTGAGGGCCAGCAGCCGTGTCCACTGCAAATGTCTGTAAGTCGGACTACACCGGGCATAATAAAAACCTCAATAATCTTTAGGCTACTGAGAGCGGCGGGGTTTTTCCGCTTGATCAAGATCAGAAAATGGGATGCAACTAGAGAGTAGAGCCTCTATACCTTAAGGATGAGAGAATTAGGCGGTTTTGCTTGTTTTTGGCTCTTTCTTGATCTCGTATCTTAGTATTGCAGTACTAACAGCAAAGGCTAAAAAGCCCTAAAATGGTTAAAAAGAGAGGGTATTAAATTATCTTAAGATATAGGGGATTTACGGGTTATTCTTTAACGAACCTCAATATCTCTTTCCACTGCGATCGCAATTTGCCTTTCATTAAAAGCAATACTATGCGACTTGCCTTTTTCGATCCTATGAATCATAATCCCATCTTCACTAGGGTTCTCAAGACTGGCGATCGAAGCTAACCCCTTCCAGCAATCATCACTGTGGGTTGTTGCGAAAACTTGAATATTCAGGCGCTTAGAGGTTTCCCAGATTAGTCTCCACATCTCAGGCATGACAGTAAAATGCAGCCCCTTATCAATTCCATCAACTAACAAAATCCTATTTTCTTGAGGAGTCTGGAGACGGATAAATTCTAGGATCGATGTTTTGCCACTATTGTTTTTGCCTACTATCAAGTTTATTCTGCCAAGATGTTGCAGCTCAAAGTTTTGGAAGCAACGGAAATCTTTTATTTTTAGTGACCTCAACATAATTTATTAACCTCGTACTGGTTCCTAATTAGTCCAACGGGCCCGGTATCCCCTAGCATCGATATGACAGAGATAGGGGAACTGGACATATTGACCTAATCCCCCAAGCCACCAAGGATCAAGGTAATTATATATTTCTAACCCGGTTAATCCATTGCAGTAGAAGTCGATCGCATCCCCATTAAGATGTCGACTATTAGATACCCCCCCGGCGTTGGCATTTGATTTGGGGTCACGATACCAGCTAGTGACCGTGAATGGTCGATCGATTAAATCTCTAGCTCTTTGGGCTAAAGTAGCGATCCTCACAATCCCCTCTAAAGTTTGCTGATCCGGGGGTCGTCTCGTACCTCCCCTAGTTGCCTCTGCCCAAGTGAAACTCCCGCCAATAATAATGGAAGCGCCCAGCTCAATATTTTCTAGAGTCCAGATTGTCGAGACTTTTGAAGGCTGAGAGGGAATCCCCAAACTTTGAGTCTTTATCAATTTATCCCATGTCTGGTTCCCAACTATCCCATCTACA